CCCGCCTCGCGCGCATTCGCGTAGGTGGCGTCCCCCGGCAAACCGACCAGCACCGGGGGAACGCCGAAGGCGAGCGCGATGTCGCGCGCCGCGCCTTCCTTCAGAGCCACGAAATCCATGTCCGCGGGAGTGAGGCTCAGCGCCTGCCACTTGAGCCCGCCGTCGAGCAGCAGCGGCCGCCCTGCGTTCGCCTCGCCCGAAAATTGGGTCGCGAGCTCGTCCCTGAGCCGCTTGAACTGCTCGCCGGAAAGCACGCTTCCGTCCGCCGGCTCGTAGGTCAGCGCGCCCGAAGGCCTCGCCGCATTGTCGAGAAGCGCCTTGTTCCAACGGCTCGCGCGATTGTGCACCGTCGCCGCCGGAGTCGCCGCCTCCAGGCAGCCCATGCCATAATGGTCTTCGCGCGGGTGAAGCGCCCGGATATGCGCCACCTGCCTTCGTTCCAGCGCATCCACGCGCGACACCCGCTCAACACGACCGCCCGCGCGGTAGAGGTAAGCGACCGGCCAGCCGCGCTCGTCGGCGACGACCTGCACCCGCTCCGGCCGAAGCTGCACCAGCTCCGCCGGCGCATCGTTGCCGTCAGCAATCAGCTGCACATAGGCATTGCCGTGGAGCAACAGGTTCGCCGCGATGCCCTCGAGCAGTCCGTCCGCCGTGACCAGCCCCACCGCCGCCTGCCCCGGGATCGTCGAAGGGCCGTCGATCGTCAGCGACCCGAGGATCCCCGCGACCAGCCGGACGCACCGCTGCCCAACCGGATTCTGCTCATAGACTTCGCGGAATCGCGTTGAATAGGAGCGAGCAAACCCCTCCTCCGTCGCGTCTGATCGCAACCACGCAGGCACAAACGGCCTCGCGTCCGCCGGCGCGCTCTTGCGCCCGAACCACCACCCCATGCTCGCTCCTGAAGAAAAAGGGCTCCGGAAGGAGCCCTGGAAAAGAAAATCTAGGCTGCGCGCCTCACACGCCCATGATCGACCGCGCCGTTGCGTGCCACCAGGGCTTGTCCCAGATCTGATAGGCCACGAGCGCCACCGGCACGTAAATGCCGAGCCAAATCCAATAGGCCTGGTGGACGCGCCGGTTCCGGACCAGGTCCCAGACGAACAGCGGCGAAAGTGCCGCCAGCACATAGAGATCGGTCGACACCGGGCTCGCCGGCAGGGTCGTCGGCAACCAGCTCATCCGGTCGATCGCCGCGGGCAGCGGCACGGCAGTCGCCAGGAACATCATCCTCTTGTGCAGTCCGGCATTGCCGGTGCGCGCCGTGAGCCCGATCCCCATGAACAGCGGAAACAGGATCCCGATTCGGATCTGCATCAGCAGGATGTTCTCGAGCGCGGGCACGAATGCCGCCATCCTCGGCCGCGCTTCCACCGGTCCGGACTGCGCGAAGTTCCACACCTGGTGATAGATGGTCGGCGCCAGCAGCAGCCCGACGACGACCAGCACCGGCACCAGCGCGAACGCGACGATTCCGAGCCGCTTGTGAAGCTCGCACCTCCCCGTCGCCATCAGCACCGACTGCGCCAGCAGCAGCAACAGGAACGAGCCCATTGCAACCGCGTGCACGTGAAGAATTACGGGCAGCGGCGGCCGCTGCCCCGCATTCGCCGCGGCGACCATCCCGATCGCATCGGGAATGAATCCCGTCAGCACGATGAGGATGTACCACGCCGCCATGGCGACGAAGATCCAGCGGTCGATGAACCCCGCGCGCGGCGTCCCCGAGAGCAGGTCCGGCGCGCGTTCCTTGAAGCGAATTCCCTGCGCAACGGTCGCCATGGCGATCTCCCCTCACCGCTCGCGTGTCCGTCGTCGTTAGCACCAGCATTCGATCGTTTTCAGATCACTTTCGATAACTACAACCGCACGATCCGCGGTAGCCCTGAGCGCGTCACGCTCAGCACTGTCATCGCCCACACCATCGCGTCGGCGCGATCGGGCGAGCGGCCCGGTCCTTCATAGCCGCCGCCCGCGATCATCCCGCAGAGCTCGGCCTCCAGCTCCGGGAACTCGCCGGCGAAGAACGCCTTGCGGGTCTCGAACTTCAGCGCAATCGGTTCGGCCCGCGCGCATTTCCCTCGCGACGCATGCACCAGCCGCACTCTAAGCCCCAGGTCCGCGGCCCGGAGCACGCTCTCGACCATCGCTCCGCCGTTGTTCGCTTCGGCGACGACCAGTCGGGTGTTCCACCGCCCCGCGGCCGCCGCCACCCGGTTCGCCCATCCCTCCGGCGAGAGGCCGCGCACCGTCGAATCCTCCAGCACGTAAAGCTTTTCGCCAATGGAACCGCACACGACGATCCCGCACGCGTCCGATCCCTCGCCCGAGCCCGCCGGCGGGTCCACGCCGACGACGATTCGGTCAAGGAACTCCCCTCCGTTCGAGGGAGGGGATGCGGATGGGTAAGCGTCCACGCGGCTCGATGCCGCATCGATGCTCCCATGCACCATGCTCGCTTCGCTCGCACCCACCCCTGGCCCCTCCCTTCCAGGAAGGGGAAGTTGGACCCGCGCCTTCTCGATCGCCTCCCTCGTCCACAGCGCACCCTCGACGTCCTCGAGCAGCACGCCGTCGAGCTCCTGGGCGCCGATCCGCGTCCCGCCATAGGTCGCCGTCAGCACTTCGATCACTTTCTCGTCCAGGTTGATGTTGTCGCTCGTCCGCCCCCGCGTCGTGATCGTCAGGGCGTCCGCATCGATCCGCTTCAGCAGCTCCATTCCCTGGCGCGGCGTGGTCGTCACGAGCGCGCGCGGCCGCGTTCCGTGCCTCAGCGCCATCTGCAGGTTCATCCACGCCTCCTCCGCCTCGCGCCACTTCGCGAGCTCGTCCGCCCAGGCGAAGTCGAATTCCGGCCCGCGAAGCCCGTCGGCGCTGTCGCCCGAGTAGACCTGCGCCTCGCTCCCGTTCGGCCATGTCAGCCGCCCGAGGCTCGGCTCCCAGACGAGTCTGCGCCGGTGTGCCTTGGCCACGGCGAGCAGTCCGCTGACGCCTTCGACCATGATGCTTCGCGCTTCGCCAATCGTTGCACCGACGAGAGCGATGCGGACGCCGCCCATGCTATCGGCCATCCGGAAGACCCATTCGGCTCCGGCTCTCGTCTTGCCGAAGCCGCGCCCCGCCATCATCAGCCAGGTCCGCCAACCGGCGCCGGTCGGCTCCTCCTGCCCGTCGTTGATCCAGCGTTCGTAGTCGGCGTCCGTCTCGAGGACGTCCTGCCAGGTCATGCGCCGGATGATGCTCCGACGAACCTCCGGCGTCGACCGCGCGAGCAGGATGGTCTGCTCGCGCCGCTTCTTCGGGCTCACTCGGTCTTGCCTCGCGCCTCTTCGCGCTTCCGCAGCCGCTCGAGCTTGTTGAACAGCCGCTCGCGGATCTCATCCATGTTCGACGGTTCGCTTTCCGGAGCCGCCTCGACCGCGGTGTCGCGGTGCATCTTGAGCAACGTCAAACCAAGCTGGTTCGAATATTCGAGCATTCGCTCCTCGGAACCGTCGCGCCGCTTGACCAGCTTCTCGGTGCCGTTGAACGCTCGATCGAGCAGCACCAGCTCGAGCCGCTGATAGGCGACCGCGATCGCCTCCAGCCATCCCGCGCGGAATGCCGCATTCTGCTTGCGCCGCCTGTACGCCCCGCTGATCGAAACGCCGGCGTCCGCCGCCGCGCGCGTGACGTTGCAGGTGTCGGCAAGCGCCGAGAGGAAGCTGACTTCCTTGGCCTTCGTCCAGTTGCGTTTCCCGGTTTCGCGCATCTGCGGCCTCGCGCCCCCGACGAGCGTCATCTTCTTCCTTCGGCCCACCCCAAACTCCCGAAAAAGAAAGGGCGGCCGCTCCTTCGAGCGCCGCCCGTCCGAGTGGGCCTTCAGCCCGACTCGCAATTCCTCATTGTTCCTGTCGTGTACCGAATCAGCGTGACGATGTCAACAGGTTTTTCCCGATTTGGTTATTTTATTGAAAGCGTCGGCTCCGCGGCGTGGGCGAGGCGGAAGTAGCTCACCGCGATCACTCCGCGCAGAACGAACTTCCCGAACGTCAGCGTCCGCCCCTCGGGCAGGCACTCGCCGAGCGTCGGCCTGAGCGCATCGAACCCGTTGTCCTCGGCGGCAGTCTCGGGTTGTGTCAGAAGCAGGGCCTTCGCCGCGGCTGGATTGCCGCGGACCACGCATTCGCCATATACGTCCAGCGCCCGCTTCGACGCGACGGCGTCGAATGCCTGGTGCGCCTTCTCATATTCTGACTTCTGGTGCTTGCTGGCGTTCGGCGGCAGCGGGGCCGGCTCCTGCGGGACCGGCCCCCAGTCGATCGGCGGCACATTGGAAAGGTCGGGAACCGGCGCATTCGCATATTCGCGCTCGACCAGCGCGTCGGCGAGCGCGTACCGATAGAGATCGCCCGGAAAGCTGGCCTTCGCGTTCATATGGAGGCAGTCGCCGTCGATCAGCCCCGAATAGCGTCTGACGAACATGTTGTTGTCGACATTGCTGAGCAGCGCCACCGATGCCTGTCCGGCGCGATGCCCGACCACGCATTTCGCGTAGTCGTAGATGATCTTCCTGGTTTCCTTCGCCGAGTAGTCGCTGTCGGGCGCGGCAGCGGCCGAACAGGCGATCGCGGCGACCAGGCCCGCGCACAGAACCGAACGCATACGTTCCCCCTGCTCTTGGTCCTGTCCCACCATGGCAGGCTCGGCGGGCGCTTACCACCCCGCCGGAAGCAGAGGTCGCGTCAGTTTCTCGGCTGGTCGGAGCGGTCGAGCAGCACCGGCTCGATGAAGGCCAGCCCGACGAGCCCGTCCTCGGCCCATTTGACGACGGCGGGAACCAGGATTCCGCCCTCGAACCGCACATGCACTTTTGCGCCGGGCACCAGGTCCGCGACATGATCGCCCATCAGCCCGCCTTCGGAGATGTTGTGGATGGCGAAGTTGGTCGGCGAGCCGTCGACGAGCAGCTTCAGCTTGCGGCCCTTCGCGGCCATTCTCGGGAACCGCCGCTGGTCGGGCGAGGAGCTGACGTTGCGCGGCCTCGGCGCGGCGGGGATCGCCTCCTGCCGGTACGTTTCCGCGAGCGGCACGGCGGTCCCGCAGAACCCGCACTCCGCGCTCATCCGTCCGATGTACCAGTGCGAGCGCCCGCAGCCGGGGCAATGGTTCGCCTCGTTGGCGCGATAGACGATGTGATGTCCGCGCTTGGCGAGCGCCG